CTACTACTTCTCTAACCCCGTATTCTGTTATTTTTTCAATGAAGTTGACATCTGAACTGTCATCTACTAACCTGACATTTAAAACGCCGTTAGCGATTTGTGTTATATTAAAACTCATTTTTATACCTCCACTTTATTGGTTGCGGAAATTCTTCCGAACTTATCGTATGTAAATGTTGTTTCGTAAGTTTTGCCATCTAAAGCATACACTTCTGTAATCTTTGTAATATTGCCGTATTCATCATAAGTTGGTGTCGTTGTTACCGTGTCAGCAACTACTGACAAAACTTTGCCGTCATCTCTGTAAGTGATTGTTTCTGAGCCGACAGAACGCATCTCGTTGTGGACTGTGCCGTCCATTTTGATGCCGGTTATGTCTAACGTATAGCCGCTATAAGTGAACGTTGAGGTTGTTGCACCTATGACGAATGTTCCGCTACCGACTGTGAATGTGTCGCCGTCTATTAAATCTGCTACTCTTGCTATCGTTGTATATGTGTTAGTGCCATCAGTTGCAACTAACAACACCATATCATAACCAGCCCAAATTGAGTTATTGACTGTTGCTGCGCTTGCCACATCATTTGCCAACGCTGAACTTTCCCAGCCATAAATCGCTTTAAGGCTGTCTAGTAAGGCGTCAACTTCGGCTTTTGTATATTGGTCAGTAAGTTTTGTTTTTAAAGCGTCAGTAAATGCGTTAGTGTCAGCGTTGCTTTCATAAAGCGTTTTGATTTCACTCGCCGACAACTCATCATAGATTTTAACGTAAACGCTAGTTGCCCAACGATAAATTGAGTAGTCGCCACCTGTGCCATTTTCATCAGCGATTACAACGTAAATCTTTCCTGCTTCGCCTTCAACTGGTAAATCAGCGTAAGTTGCTACTTCAATTACATCATCAACATAACTAGGTAACTGACTTGAAGGAACTAGCCCACCGACTAAATCGGCTTTTAAATCTAAAGAGGCTTCGATGGTTGCTACTTCATCGTCAAGTTGCTTTTTGTTGATAGCGTCAGTGTCTAACACGCCATCAGCTAATCCTGTGATTTTGTTTGTTCCCATAGCGATAGCACCTGACATAATGCCACCTGCTTTTTTAAGGTAAGTAGTATCAATAGCATTTCCGTCTTTGTCGCCTGTCGCTTTAGCTACAATGGTTGTTCCACTTTTAATATCGTCAATTTCGCTATCTAGCTCATCAACAGCTCCTTTAATAGTTGTTGCTGTCATTCCTGATGAGGAATTATCATATGCAATATCCTGCGTACCTGTTTCAATATCATCTACTGCTTGTTCTAAACCAGCAATATCACTTTCAGCTGTTTCTAATCTAGTCTCATAAGACTTATAACCTTGCCACATTTCAACAATACCTATCATATCATCAACATAATCCCAAGTAGTAGTTGCTAAATTCCACTGGTATAAAACAACTGTGTCTTCATCTCCTGTTGCGCCCCCACCAGTGTTGCCCCTTAATACAATAGCATACTGGTCGTCAGTTGCGTCTTCTACTTCAATCATATCGTCATAATAAACAAAGACATAGTCATTCATTTGCCCCATATAGGCTTTGTCTATGTCATATTTATTAAAATTTACCGCACTTCTTAATACTGTAATTATTTTGTTTACATCAGCACCGTATAAAACCTCTCCATCCAGAAAATCTGCTGGTAAGGTTGCTTCTAAAATTCTGTCTGACATCTATATCACCTCTGTTCCTTAACTTTTCCAAGTTTGTATAAATAACCTATATTAGTTATTCCAAAATTACCATTTGATTGTTGTTCAATTTGTAATTGTATTGTTTTCCCTTTGTATCCTAAAGTCAGCTTGTGTGTTGAATTTTCATTATCACCAAGGACATCATCACCAATTTCAAAATTTCCAAGTTGGGCTAGTTGTAAGTTAATGTTACTGTCCTTCGTATAATCAATATATTCTTCATAAACTATTTCTTCATTATCGTCTAAAACTGCTCTAAAACTAGTTGGCTCTGCTCTTAGATATCCATCAAGCCAAACAGTAAAATATAGATAAGTAGGGTCGTCTGACTTTGTTTTTATATAAATACTTTTTATTTTTTTATCGTGAGTTGGTGTCCCAAAGTTTATATTAGATGTTTTCACAATTACAGAAAATGTGTAGTCATCATCATAAGCATTTGTGTCTGTATATGGATTAAAATCCATATAACCCTCATCATACAAATATAATTTTCCACCATTTATAGAATAAAGATTACCATTGTATTCAAATAGATTTGTAGGCCTGTTAGTAAATTTATCTTTAACAAAAGGTTTTAACTTATCTACTAAATCAATATTATAATACATTCTGACAGTATCATAATCATACCCCTGTGGTAAATACATAATATACTGGTCTCTATAAAGTAAAGCTTTCACCTCATCGTCTTTTGGAATAATATTAGGTATCTTTTTATCCATTTTATAAACATTCTCTAGTCCTTCTTGGTAATAGTTCTGTGCAAGTCTGTAAAGTCCGTTAACTGCCAAGAAATATAAAGTATTTTCTATTGATACAACAGTTTCTGGTGCTGAACAACCAATGCTATCATTTAATTTCTGCACTTGCCAATCACTATCACCATAAGTTCCTTTCATCTTCCATATTGTATTTTTCGTAAAGATAATCCAAGAACCTTTAAAATATTTAATTTTAACAATCTCATCTGTTGATAACAAAGGAAGGATTAAAAATGAAAAATTAGGTATGTAATCAAATTGGTATAACTTACTGAAGTAAATAGTATTACCTTTAAAATAAGCCATTTTATCATCAATTTCTACCAATTTAATGTCCTCTAAATCTATACCTTCTATAGGTTCTTCCGGGTCATCGTCACCAATTTCATAGTAAATCCCCTCCAAAGATGGCACTTCTAAAGATAAGTCTATATCTGTTTTTGTAACCGCCCAACTTAAATCTGACAAATTAGGTAAATCTAAATACATATAATAATTAGGTGAATTTAAAGTATAATCAACTAAAGTTCCTGATAAGGGTATAAAATGTTCCCAAGTAGTATACAAAATATTATCAGAATTTAGTTCAGTAAATAACCCCGGTGTACCATCTTCATAAATAAAAGTTCTATGTTGAGTGGCACTAATAAATTGAAAAATTTTATTATCATAAGTAGAGGTCATATAACTATCAAAAATACCAGCATCAGAAGGTTCTTGTAAATTAACATCAGAAACAATTATCCTAAAATCAACCGTTATCTTTAGATAATCAGATAGTTTAGTTCCAGCATCATCATTTGAGGCACCACTATTATCATTTTGTTTATAGATACAATATTCATCTTCCACAGCATAGTATTGGTCATAAGGATGTAAATAATTAAACCCATTATAATCTTTAGTTATTATTTTATCTTGCCAAAAAACATCTATTAAAACATAAGATATACTAGATAAATCGTTTAAATTTATTTTATAACTTATATACCCCCCATTATCTGTCCCATAACTTAAAAAATAACCCTCTGTACTATCATAGTCGCCTATATTAAAACCTATATAATCATTATTTTGGTCTCTAAATTTAATTTGTAGATTTTCTGGGGCAAAACTACCTGTTTTTATAACATTTAAAGTAAAAACACCATCTGTTGGTATTTTATCTAAATAAGCACCTGTGCTCGTATCTGTCAATATTATACTTCTTAGAGTTACCAACCCTGTTTTTTGGTCATCAATATATAGTAAAGGGTCTTCTGCTAGAACATTAAAACCTTGTGTTAACCCACTTGATGTACTTTGTATTTCATACGGTGTTGGTTTATAAACATCTTGTAAAATATCACTATCCATATCTGTCCATGAACCGCTGTTTAAATACTCACCACGCCACACTTCCCAACTGTCATCATCTCTATCATAGACTAAAATTCCTTTATATTCTTCACTAATGTCGTTTAACGATATATAAATTTTATCAACATGTTCTACTGACTTATTCATAATTAAATTTTGTTTGTAAGTAGAAACTGATGGTAAGCTTTTAGCTGAATTTGTTATAGTTGTATAAGTTAAATCAGCTGTAGCGTTGTTAGTGTTTTTAGTATACTTTAGTAATTTAATCAAATTATTTTCTATTATTAATATTTTTAAATCATAATTATAATAAGGAACAATTCTATAAAAATAAGCTAAATTAAGTTTTTCCCAAGTTGTCGTGTCTCCTGAAGTGCTTGGGTAAGCTCCTTCTAAGTAAGTTGTGTCTCTTTTACAAAAATAAATGGTATAATTTTCCTCCAGATATACAAAATCACCAACTTTATAATTACCGTAGTTATCATGATAAGGTACTAATGTTTCTTTAAAGTCAGATACTTCTTGCCAATAATCTGTGTTATTTACAGGAATACCTACGCTGTCTTGTAAAGCTACATAATATGTGTTATTACCCTCTACGTTATTTCTCACAAAAACATAATCTCCCTCACTAGCCTCAAAAGTTGTTTCTTCTGTGTGAATACGGGTTTTTTGTATTTTTGATGTAAGGAAATTTGTAAAATAACTAGTAACTTCTAGCCAATAAGCTGTGTCCAAAATATTTGTTGATATAGGAACATTTTGAATTGCTAAGTAAAATTTATAAGAACCCCCGCCTATAGATACTTTAACTAAATCATAAGTTGAGTAAGAGTTGCTATCAGACCAATTATAAATAAAAACAAAGCCAGCACCAGGGTTGTTAACTCTAACATAGTCCCCTATTTCAAAATCATCAGTAGAAAAATCTGCAATATTTATATCATATTTGTTATCTTCTATCCCTTCAAAATCATCGCCTAAATAAAGGCCTGTTTTAAAAGTTTTACCATCATAAAGATTGCTGCTAATTCTGTCTAATAAATTATTTTCATTTTCTAAAATCTTTATATAAGATATATTATCATCATCTAAATCTCTATTGTAATAGTCTAGTAAATTATTAAAGTATTCTTGATTACTAAAACCCCTTCTGCTTTGTAACATCCCTTCTAAACCTAAATCAACATTTACTAAATCTCTAAACTCACTATCCCTTAATAATTCATCAACATCTAGGGTGTTTATACCACCATTAAAATTATTAGTGATATAGTATTGTTTCTGAACAGGGTTTCCTCTATAAACTTGATGTTGTCCCATTCTAAATCACCCCTTATTCTTCATATTCTCTGAAATATATAGTGTTTGTTGGTAAGTTTCCTAAACTATCTCTTATACAAATGTAAGTATTATCATTATATGTAACATAATCACCTGTATAATAATAAGTATATTGACTGTACTCGGCAATAACAAAAGGTCTTGCACCTATTCCAAATGTGTTAACAAGTCCTGTTACATAATCTATTTGATAAACTTTTTGAAAATTAGAGCCTTGATATTCAGATGATATTGCTGATTGTTTTTTGTCCGAAATTCTTTGTAAACCTTGGTTATAACTATTAAGAAATACTGAGGCTTCATTCAATGAACTGTCATTCATTTTAATACTATAGCAAATGTAAGGTATTAAGAGCTGTCTAATCCATGTTTCTGATAAAGCTGTGTATTCAGTATTGACATCATCAATGAAAGGTAAATTAGTGTCTAATTCAGCATTAATAGAACCTATAGCCTCATTAACATAAAATAAACATTGTGTTGCTTTAAAATTTTCATCAGTATAGGCGTTGGCTGAATTTGTCATTTCTGTTAATGTCATATAATTACCTCCTTAAAAAATAAGAGGGTCACTACTATGACCCCCCTAAATTGTTAAATATATAGTTGAGTGTCAACATTTTTAGGTGCATTTGCCTCAGCAATTTCATTTAATTTTCTTTGTAAAACCTTAGCAATTGTTGCTGGATATTTTTGAGGTTTGCCATTAAATTCAATTGACACAGGAAAACCATTAAATGTAAATGTGTATCTGCTACCTAAATATGGTTTGTACATAGTAGAACCCATAACCTCTACTTTGGGTTCGTTTTCGTACTTTCTCTTTAAAGCACTATTGTTTCTTACTCTTCTATTCATATTTTATCACTCTCTTTCTAAATTATACCCTATAAAGGGGAGGGTTTTTAAATTAAATTAAGGTTAACCCTCAAAACCTGCATCACATAATAAATCAGCTTATTAGGCAATAGTTAATGTGTAAGCACAAGTATCTGCATCGCCAACATTTTCCCAACCATCGGTTGTATGTCTTTGAATTTGTGCAGTAATTGTTGCAGTACCACTAGTAGCTTTAATAGCTGTTACGGTAGCGGTTAAATAACCATCATCAGCTACAACTGTACATACAGTTTCATCACTTGAAGACCATAAAATTCTATAACCTTCTGGAAGTGTAGTAACAGATGTTTCATCACCATCAGCAACAGTAGCAGTTAAAGTATCTTCTTCACTTTGAGCTGTTTGAGCTAATGTAGCTGCGATAGTAATTGTAGGTGTCAAAATCATTTGAGCTGCTGCTCTACCAATTGGGTCTTCTTCAAAGTCTGCAATAGCTGCATCATAAGCTGAACTTGAATAAATCTTTGTAATAGCGATTGGGTCAATAACCTTAGCACCAGTCCACAATTTATAACCAAATGTTGCAATTTGTCCTAGTGGGTCAGTTTTTTCAGCTTTGAACCCTGTTGAGTACCATTGTACCTTACCATTACCAAGGCTGGCAACAGCATAAGGGTCTTTACCAAGCACATAAGATGTATAAACATTTACATCACTTGAGTTAGCTGTAACGTCAGCAATTAATGTTTCAACAATATAGAAACCATAAACCATATAACGTTCTAGTGAACCAAGTTTGATTGGTAAGTTATCATTACCAGGAACTAACATCTTATCTTCTAAATCGCTGTCATCTAAAAGGTCTTGCATAACGTTAGCGTGAACAACAACAACAGGATGACCTCCAAATTTTGTGTGGCCAGAGCGTCTGTAGTTCTTCATAGTCAAGTTAACAATACGAACATCATCGAATGTCAATACGTCTGCTGCTACGATATCGTCTACGTCATCATTAGCTGCTGGGCTAGTTGCATCACAGAAATATTCTGATGCTTCTGAGAATTTTGACATAATATTACGTTCAATAACTTCAGCAGCGTGTCTAGACAATTCTGGTTGATAAATATCTTTGATATTATCCATATGAATTTCTTTAACCCAGTCTGTTTCTTTAATAAAAGCACCGAATTGGTCAACAGAAACATCTACCATTTGTCCTTCAATAATTAGTGGTGTAGGTGCAGTACCTTCAGCCAATTTTGCAGTTGGGACACCATTACTGTCAAGTGCAACTGGTAATGAGTTGTAACGTCTCATTGAGAAAGTTCTTGTTCCTTGGTTTTTAGGTAAACTAACTTCTTTACCTAGTGTTTGAAATACAAAATTAGGTCTTTCTAATTTAATCATTTCTAAAAGTCTATTAGACCAATAACGGTCATTATACAGCCCATTCTTTTGGGCATCTGCTAGCATATTAAGATTTGCCATGTTTTAATTCCTCCCTATAAACAGAAGATTATTTGTAATTCAAACCATTTTTTCTAGCATAATCCGCTAATTCTTTTTTAATTAGTTCATCCTGTAATTCCTCTACAGTTTTTTTGCTAGTTTTAGTTTGAGTAAACTTATCTTCTTTAAATTTGTCTTTGTCAGTTTGTGACATTTTTTCTTGTACCTTTTTTTCAGTTATGACATCCGCTGCATAACCTAAAATAAATTTTTTAGGGTTTTTAATTTCGTAAAGGTCTTCGATATTATACCCGTCTTTTTCCATCTCTAACAAAATATTATTTTTTTCACTATCTGTTAGTTTGTAGTTATTGCTAACTTCATCTAAAGATTTAGTAAAATTTTCGAGTTTTAGTTGACTTTGTGTTTGTTTTTGTTTCTTTTCATATTCACCAACTTTTTCTTTAAGTTGAATAAGTTCACGATAAATTTCAGGGTCAATTCCTTTATTTTTAGCCTCTTGTTTTATGTTTTGCTCTCTTTGGGCTTTTAATAATTCTTCAGCGCTCTGATAACCTAAATTCTTGGCAATTTCTTCCCATTGTTTTAGAGAAGCATCCTTCTCTTGGGCTAATCTTTCAGCCTCTTTGTACTTTTTTCTCAACTCCGCAAAAGCATAATCTTTTTTGTCATTATTATTAGGAGTTATTTGGGTGTCGCCTAGTTTATCTTCTTTATCACTTTCTTTATCTTCATTATTATCTTCTTCACCATCATCATTATCTTCATTATCACTATTTTCATCATCATCATTGGTTTCATTTACATCGTCATCAACTATGTCATCTTCATTTAAGACATCATTGTTGTCTTCATCAGGTTTATCTTCATCTGTTTCCTGATTTTTCAAAAACTCTTCTTCCATCTCTTTATCAAAGTCATCAATACTATCATAATTCTTTGGCATTTTTCAACACTCCTCTCGCATAGTTTAAACCCTATGGTGGTTTTATTTGGTAATCTTAACCTACTATCTACATGAGTTTATTTTCTTGTCGCCCCAGTACGACAAAATAGTGGCTTACAATTTACCCTCTCACTATATATTATAGTGAGAGTTGGGTAAAAAGTCAAGTAAAATTTTTAAATTTCTGAAAATAATTACATATTTTTATTGATTTAATACCTCATCACCAGTTAATTGTTGTCCTTCACCGCCTAAAACCTCATCACCAGTGACTTGTTGTTGTTTATAAGCTTCCATCATTTGTTGTTCAGCTAATCTTGTTTGCTGTGCTGCCAACTGTTGTTGTCTTTGTAATTCTTCTTGCTCCATCATCAATTTTTGTTGCTCTATTTGAGATATAATTTTGTCAACAGTTGGTGTTTGTTTTCCTTCAATTATCTCAGAAATACCTTGGGAAATTAATTCAGCATTAACGCCCGCTTGGCTGGCAGCCATAACAAATTGTATAATAATCTGAGATTTTGTTTGATTGTCCCTAACTGATAGTTGTTTTGCTCGTTCAACAAGTTCTTCCATATTTGGAATATTATATTGTTTGATAATATCTAAAACTTGAACAACCTTTGTAGGTGCATCATATTGTCTTTCCATTTGCCACAATTCTTGCAGTAATTGTTTAGACTTCTCTTTTGAATAAGGTGATTTAATATCCATATTAATATAGAAATCATATTCCATATCTTTTAACTCTTTGTTGACCTCTAACTCTTGCCAATCATAAGAACCATCTATCTTTTTACTGCCTCGTGAATATAAAGTCTCACCATCAAAAGCCTTAGTGGCAAATTCAATAATTATCTGAGTTAAATCCTCAATAAATTCTTCTAGGTTTTGTAAAAACATATTTTCGATAACCCTTGCTCTTAAAGAAGCCTCTTCAGAACCACCTTTGGTGTTACCTGATGAACCAAAAGAGCCTAAAAATTGTTTGGAAATACCAGCTAACCTGTAAATGTTAGTTAAGTTGTCTTGTCCAATCATAAGTAATTGTGGGTCAATCTTAGAATTAGAGATAGGGACAATCGCTGTTGAAGGGTCACCATTAACTTCAAACACCGCCCCTGGTGCGCCAGCTAAAGCTGCTACCTTTTGAGGGTTAACTCCACTACCTATTCTTACAGCATAAGAAGGACTAGAAAAAGCCAATGCTGCTGTAGTTGATGCACTTTCAATTGCATTAATAGATTTTTGAAGAGGTAATATTCTATCCATTAAAGATTTACCATAAGGTGATTTAACTCTTTTCTCATATCTCAACTGTGCGATAGGATAACAGCTTATAGGTAAAGCCTTCTCTTCAATAATATCTTTTTCAACCATAATAACTTTTTTGATTTTAGCATCATTTTCTCTTATATAAAAAGTTAATTTAGTTAAAACATCTTCTTGATTTGTATCATAGTCACTACCAACATATACTTCCCCTCTTTCACTAGGTTGGAAAGAACTACCCTTTCCCATTTCATATTCTTTATTATACATTCTTTTATATTGGTCTAAAGTAATTCTTTCTGGGACTACAATATAATCACTGCTTTTAAAACTTAAAGCACTAGGGTCAATTAAAATACTGGCTGGGTCGATAAAATAACTGTCCAGTTTTCCTTTAACCTTTCTATTTGTACCGCCGTGCACCTTATCTTCAAAAATTATATGAACATAAGTTTCTCTTAAAATAGCTGAATAAAGAATGGCTTGGCTTACCTTGTTATCCATTTGCATTTGACGCCAAAACATTTTATAAATATTATTAAGTTTTTCAATATTTTCAACATCATCAGGAGAAAGAGGTTGTAACTCACCTATATACTCATTGGATAAGAAAGATGAAACTCTTGTGTTTATTGCGTCAGCAGCATAAGGTGTTGTAATATTTAATACCCAAGGTTTATTAGTTTGGTTTGCTGGTAAACTGTCTTGCTCCATTTCATAGTAAGCTAATAACTCTGTGTAATCATCAAATCTCTCAGGGTCAAAATTTTTAGCTTCTTCATAAAGGCGGTAATAAAGGCTTGCTTTATCAACATCATTCATTTTGCCACCTTTTTCTTTAATTATTTCTTTTTCTAAATTGATATTAGACATTATTTATCTCCCCCGTTATTTTTAGCATAGTCATCAGTTAGGTTTTTCCAATATTTTTTTACATATTCTGGTGAGCCATCAACGTAAACACCACCATACTCATATTTGTTTTCTAATTTCTCAATTCTTTTTTCTAATTCGTCTAATTTTAATAATAATTTTTCTGGAGCGATGACGTTTCCGTCTTTACCTAAAAGCTCCTCTAATATTTTAGACATATTAACCCCCCCTTTCATTATAATAGTTTTATTCAAGTTTCCATCCCCCATAAACATCATTGTAGTCTGGTAAGTAAACATCATGAGGTGAAGCTGAACCAGCAAAAGCACTATAAGTATTATTTAATGTGTCTTTTTGTATGTATATAGCGTTTAATTGATTTGGGTCTCTTGGTAATTTAGCAATTATGTACCTAATAGCGTCCCATAAATGATTAAAATTATCAACAGGCAAATCATTAGTGTTTTTATCTTTTTTAGGGTAAGCATAATTCATAGCTTCTTCTTTTAAATTATTACAAGAACTAAAGAATTTAAGTTTACCGTTTTCCATATAATCTCTTACTTTTTCTATCCCATACAAAATATCATTATTTGCTGGTTCTAAATAAAGCCCAGACCTTTGACGGAAGTAGTCTGCGTAACTAATACCATCCCTGTCATTTCTTTTCTGTACTGATGGGTCTGCTTGTATTGGTATCAATAACTCAAAACCTCTTATGTCGTTACTAAGTTGTTTAGCGTGATAAGAAATAGGCATATTTGAAACTTTATAATCATCATAAATATATATAATACCTGTCTTAGGGTCTATAGCACCTTTAGGTATTGCTGTTGGGTCATTATACCCTGGGTCAAACCCAACTAATCTCTTCCAATCTTTAGGTATTCTGAAAGGTTCTACTATATTTTTAGTATAGTCTGGGAAAACAGCCCCCTCTTTATTGTCTAAGTAACAGTCTACATACTTTCTAATCCATCTTTCACTCTTACCAGCACACATACCCTCTAAATAAGTCTTAGGAAGTTTAGTGTTATCCCTTGTGCTAGATATAAATGAATGATAATGTTTCTCTAATGGTTCTTTTAATAAAGGTTTATAGATATTAATATCAATTGATGGGCTAGTTACTATCCTACCCGACTTTAACAAGAAGTCATCTTTAATCCAACCATCCTCTGGGTTAGTACACAATATACCCATAAATCTGTAATCAACTTCATTACCGTCTTCATCAAAAATAATACCAGCCTTGTTTCTCAAACGGGTAGTTAACTGGTCAAATATCTCGTATTTAACACCAGACGCTTCCTCTATATAAAACCCAGTTAAGTTCAATGACCTTAAATTATCTGGATTTTCTGATGAATAAATCAATATCTCACTACCATTAGTCAATTTAATGTTAGGAGTTGGGTTTGTTGTGTATTTTTTAATAAACCAAGGTGGTAAGAACTTCATCAACTCTGGCATTACCGCATCCTTAATCTGTTTAAGGGAGATAGCTGTTATTAAAAACCTACTATTAGCTCTTTCTAAACAGTGATTAGCAGCCTCAGCACAACTTGCAGTTGTTTTACCTGAGTTATGAACAACTGAAAAATGTTCACCCTCAATATATAAATTATTATTATCAACAGTAAAACCAACGTATGGCGCATAATCTGATACCTTTTCTATTTTAAATCCTTGTAAATAATATTTTTTGTTTGGTTTAAAACTACTTTGTTTTCTTTTTAGTTTAATTGGTAAGTTTTCTAATTCTTCCCCTCTTAAAATTAGTCTCCAATAATTATTTTCAGGGTAAATTTTGACTTTTTTTAATGTTTTAGTAACTCTAATTCCTAAAGATTTACAAATATAAGCAATATCATCAATCATCCTCTCAGATTTTAAGGTGATTTCATAGTTTCCATGTGCGTAGTAACCATCACTATCTATTAAACCTGCTAAAATACCTCTTCTTACCTCTTTACTGTTTATTTTATATATCTCTGGTATGAATTTAGTGTCAGATAAAGTCTCCAACAAGCCTAAATCATCAATAATGTCTCTAATATTATTATCATATCTTATATTTTTTACATCATTTCTCTTATCATAATGAATTTTTTTATAAGGAAAGTAATTTAATATAATATCGTCAGTAGTTGTTAAGTCAACTCTATTATTTCTGAAAGACCCATCACCTAATAATAACCCTAAAAAGTAAGGGTCTAAAGGCACATCTTTATGTGGTAACTCAAATCCTCTTGAAAAAACCCACTTATGATTACTTTTATATCTTTCTGTTCTCTGTATATATTCTTTAATTGTAACTTGTGAAAATTGTCCATCATATTTGTGACTATCATTACCAAAATTACTGTATTCTAAATGTAAAATATGTCCTTCATTGAAATATAATGGCTTCAAGTATTTACCTTGTTTTTTAATATGAACAGCGTATCTTGGTTGGTATCCTTCGTGTCTTTCTAAGACATTCCTTGGTGTACCATCATCACCCATAAGTTGTTCACCAACATTTATATCCTTGGCTTGTTTTATAGAACCATCATACATTAATATTTTAGCCTCAGGGTTATGACAACCAAACCCACCAATATTAAGTCTAAATCTAGCTTTACTTTTATGAAAAGCCTCTTGATGTGGGAAAGGTAGATAGTCTATTAAGGTTGCCCCACAATTATCACACCTACCATAAAAAACATCTTCTCTAACTAAAACATCACCACTATGACAAATAGGACAATCATAAAGTCTATTGCCCTCAATGTCAACACTTTTTGGTTTAACATCTTCTCTAAACGTTTTTCTATTATCAGATGATAAAGACCAGCTTTGTGCTTCTACACTAACTGAAGCTATCATAGACTTTCATAATCCTCTTTTTGGGGTAACAACATAACACAAATGTTGTTATTACCATCTTTTTTTGTTTTCTTATCTATGACTTCTTTAACTTTTAGTGCCTTGTTAGCCTCTTTAAAAGAGCCTGAACCTAGTGCTTTCATAGTCTGTTTATCCATCTCTTCATATAAATAATCATCTATGAACCTTTTAACACTAGTATGGTTTAAAAATCTCTGCCACAAAGCTGGTTGATTAGTTTTAAATTTTTCGTCTAAATCTAATGATGTAGCTTGTAAATTATCTTTAAAGTCATCACCTTCAAATAATTTAGCCAGCGAAGAAAAAGCCATCCTATCTTCTCTACTTAAGCTACCATCATTCTCAATTATGTTTAATAAACCATAATCTTTCTTACTGGCCATATTGTCACCTTATCTTTCTTTAAACTATCTTTTTAATAGATATCCATAACCTCTATAGTCATCTCATCATATTCTTTATGTACAGGAACTATTGAATAGTCCCCAAACTCACTCTTATCCAAAATAAAATCATATTCACCACTAAGTATTTCTATAAACTTAGAAACATTATTAATATCCTTACCTAGGTAAAGTCTTTTATTACTTTTAAAGTCAAGTGATTTATCTCTTATTTTGAAAAACTCATCTGAAAACTCTAGTTCGTCCTCATCGTCCTCATCAGCTGTAAGTATGTAACTAACGTCATCTAAATTCATATAACTATACCTCCTCTATAATACTTTCTACTAATTCTAACCAATCTCTTGTTTTAAACATAGTCAATATTTCTACAAAATCATCAAAAGAATAATCAATGATTTCATTATCCATATTAGGTCTAAATAAATTGTCGTAAATGTAATAATCTAAATAAATATAATCTCTACTCTCAAAGTCAACATAAGTAATCATAATATTCCAAATGGCACTTTCATTCCTATTAATATCAGCATACTCGTCAAATGCTATCTCTACTATGATAAAGATATTATCGTCAAGTAGCATCTTAACTATTAAGTCATCCTCATTAACAAGCAACACATCAATCTCACCATAATACTTAGCGTCCTCAGCACTACTCCAATCATCATCCACATATTGAGGCTCGCCAAAGCTGTCTATCACATCAAGGATTAACTCTTTAACCTCATTAACTTTAAATTTTTCTTCCTTGGTTAGCATACACCCACTGAGTGTAAACAAAACCATCATCGCTAATATAATAACTATAACAAATTTCTTCATATGTTCCCCTTTCTTATTCAAACTCTACGAACTCTGGTGACACACTCACCAAGTTACCATCTCTATCAAACTTAATATTAAGTATGAACCCACCAACATAGCTCTTTAAGTTGTTATCTCTCATAAAGTCTGTTTGGTATTGGAAGCTAGGCATCACGAAGCCATGAACACCTTTCCAGTACACCCACGCCATCTTATGGTAGTGTCCTACTGCTACTATTTTAGCACGTCTCTGTCCTTCGGCGTTATCTATTATCTTCTGCAGCTTATGGCTTACAGCCTGCGCCCCACCGTCTGTTGGGTGTATGAGGTTCAAGTCAACCTCTGGTGTCAACCACACCTTAGCGAAGTTATGTCCTAAGTACACCATGTCTTCTCTGCCCATCTCTACAGTCTCACCCACGTTAGCCCCGCCGTTGCGCATATGCGTGACATCATGATTTGTTTGACCATACAATTTACCATTTTGTATGAACGGACTATCTCTTACAGCCCTAAGGCTGCACAACCATTTCAACTGACTTACCAATAGTCAGCTTACTTCCCTATTAAGGGAATAGTCTCTACAGGTTCAATTTTACTTGGTAACCTTTAACTCTTTTTTGACGCCCTGTTCCTTTAGCTGTTCTTGAAATACAACTATGACTAACACCTAAATGTCTAGCAGCATCAGAAATTGAATTAAAGTTTAATGAAATATTATCTTTTTTAATAGTGACAGATTTTCTTCGTTTTCCATTATTCCCAAGGTCAGTAGGAATTATGAACTCTTCTTCTTCGTAAGCCCAATAACAATTATTTGCTGAGTTACGTTTTCTTCTAATAACATTATATATTGCAGTTTTGGAAATATTGTTTTGTCTTGCTGCTTCTCTAATACTATCATATGTTTTAACAGCACCAGTATTTTTATCTAATGATTTAACCCTTATTTTTTGAACAATATTTGGTTGTTCATCTGGGGGTATAACATTATATTCTGGTTTTAATTTTTTGTACCAATAACATTCACTTTCATATAATAAATCCGTTTTTTCTAGTATAGAGAAATTAAATTTTTCAATACCATACTTTTTAATTGCTTTATGAAGAACAAAACCATCTTCTCTTTCTGCTGAGTATATATGTTGTTTCCATCTATTTTCAATGTCTATTGACCTTCCAACATATTTATGACCATTTTCTCTGTTTTCTATTAAATAAATACCTTTCATTAATTTCACCTCTACAGCCGTAAGGCTGTTAAAATTGTTTCCCACGGGATTGACCTATTATTTGGAGGCTTTCCCCGTTAGCCATCTTATGATGACCCCAGCGGTAACTGGTAAAGTTGTGTTCAGGCAATCATTTACCTGTTATAAAGTAAGTCTTACACTCATCTAACCTAGGATACTTATCCACCACCATCTGCACCTGCTCGCTGAACCCATGAGCATCTTGTTCATAAAAACTATTATCTCTATTCTTATACATGCCATCCGTCAGGTCACCTGCGTGGTAGAACTCTCTTACCCCACTGTCGTACGCATACTCATAAAAACTTTCAAGCGCACCCCACGCCGTTTTCTTACTACCTATGTGGGTGTCACCTAGAACAGCTATCTTAAGTTCTCTAGCCTCTGTCAGGACACTTATCTCAGTTGTACCTAGTTCAAGTACAGGTTTGTTTTCAAACCACAGCTCACCGTCCTCAAACCACACCTCTATGTTAGCTCCTGCAGCTCTTTGTCTTTCTATCTCTTTAATACCTACATCTTTAACACGTCTCTTACGTCTAGGGTTAGACCTACGCCACCTAGACCTCCACATCTCAGCCGAGCCTTCCTCGCCCATCTCTTTCATCCTCTCAGTAACCTCGACCCAACTAACTCTACCATCCTGCATAATACACTCATTAACTGTTTTCTGAAGTATATCCAATGTTTATCACATTCCTTTCTTTTACTTTGTCGTAGGTGTCCTATTATCCCCTACACTATATATTATAGTGTAGTTGTGGCGAAAAGTCAAGTAAAATGTGACTAAAGTTTAATTTAGTAGCATATTACAGGTAAATTTGGAGAGTTTTATAGAGTTTAAGGGAGTTTATTTGATTTTTATGAGAGACAGAGTTTTGGGGAGAAAGATAATCATAACACACACACGCCTAGTTCTTTCTATACAAGCCACGCTTTCAAACCCACCCCCGCCACTTTTTTGACACACACGGCTATGTGGTCATTGCTTTGGTTGCATAATTAAGGATGTAAAAAATTTTTTAAAAATATACTTGACATTATGTTGTTGATGTGTTAACCTATTATTGGTAATAAGTCACGACCTGTCACGGCGTGCAGTCAATGAAAGGATGAAACAACAATGACAATCACTATATTAAACACTATCACACTACAAGAAAAGACTTTACATTTACCACTTGAAGCAATCAACCAATTAAAGAAAAGACTTCAAACAACGGATTACATAATAACTAAAATTGACTAGTGAAAAACTAGTCTTTTTTTTTGTCTAGATAACCTTAAATCAAAAATGAACAAAATCAAATATGAATTTTTCGTTACTTTTTTTGATAAATTATCAATCAAAAATGAACACAACACTATTAACTGTTTATTATAAGATAAATATCTAACTTTTTTTAAAAATTAGATAAATATCTAACTTTTTTACTACTTTTTTTAAATTTTTAAAATTCTATTTTTGCGAGTTTTTCATTTTTTTTATTATTTATATAAATATATTTTTTTTAATTAAACAATTTATAATATAGTTTAATAATCTTTTAGTTATTTATATAATTTGTAAAAAAATCGGGGTTTGTGAAAAAACTAAAATTTTTAAATTGAGTAGTAAAAAATTAAAATATGAATAAGACCCCAGAAAATAAAAAAATAAAAATAATACTTGACAACTTAAAAAAGATATGGTATAATAAAGACAATTAAAAACTACGGAGGACTTAAAAATGTATATTTTAGAGATGTTACAAAGAGCAAAAGAAAACGGCGGCGC